AAATGAAGTTGATAATCCGGGATTTACATTAACAAACACTTCATCATTGTTCGTTAGACCATGGGTTTGTGCAGTAGAAACTGTAACAAGATTTCTAGATACTTTGCAAGTTAAGTTTGAATAATTTGTTTTAAAACTATGATATGATCCAGTTCCAATACCCGTGAAATATAAAGTACTCTTTGTGTTTGTTGTTGATGCAATTCCAACAAAAGTTCCTGTTGTCCCTAAACCAACTTTAACCGTTGATATGCCGATTAAATCATTTGTAATTTTTGCGACATAAACTACAGATTGATCTAAAAGTAGCGTTGAATTTGTTCCGTCAACTGAAACTGAAATCGCATCACCAGAATTTTTTGAATATGTTAAAGAATCTCCAGTTTCTAAATTGTGATTTGGGATATAAATTGATTTTGTTGGAATGAAAATCTGTGATGCACCAACACCTGGATTTGAAAACGAAAGTGTTGACCCAATTCCAACACCAGATACTGTTCCTATACCTAAAGATTCTTTTGGATCAAAATAAATTTCTTTATTTAACTTATGTCCATAGGATGTGGTGATTCCAACATTAATAGAAAACCTTCTTGATTGTTCATAAAGAACATCAGTATAACTATGTGCCGATCCAACAGTCCCTTCTGCAGATCTTAAAACTCTAATTCTTGAAGAATCATTATCTATATTTAATACTTTAATCTTTTCTGTTCCAATACGGAAAATATCATTTTCTCTGATATTAGAAAGATTTCCTGAAACAGAAATATAAGTGACAATACCAGTTATCGTAACAGAAGAAATTCCAGATGGACTATAGACTGATAAAGTGTTAGTTGAAATTCCTGCCACATAAAAACCACCAATCAAAGATGATGTTGTGCTGATTCCAGAAATGAAAACAATATCCCTATTCAATAGAGAATGTGGTGAACTGGATTGAACAAAAAATAGATTTTTGTTTCCTTCTATTGAATAAATTTCGGCTCCATTAATCGTTGTACTTGCAACACTGATTGAATTTACAGTTTTTCCGACGATTCTGGAAACTTTAGAAGAAAGTCCAAATCCACCCGTCTCTTGCTCATCAAATATAACCTTATCATTTACTTTATAATTTAATCCTCCAGTTACAATACCAATATTTTCTACCGAACCTGGAGAAGCATATTTGACATCTACTGTTTGATCTAAAACATTTGGTAATGGTAGATATGCATATGATGCATTATTTTTAAGTAAATTATATGGGGACGTATTTCTAGACCACTTAGTTTGATTCAAGTCAATATCATCTTGATTTGATGATCTTCTAAAGTTGAACTCGTTTGGAGCAGATTTAAATTTATTTCCTACTACGTATGGAAAAACTGGTAATCTATATCCGCCAAATGAACTTGAAGAGGTACTATCAATTGTTGCAAAATATGCATATATTCCTTTGGGAAAATCAGGTGTTATGCAGAATCTTCCATTAAACTCATCCAATACAGAATCATCATTTACATTTTTGTATTCATAATCTTCAACAAAAAATCCAGATGGAAATGGTGGTCTATCTGAAGATTGATTGAGAACATAACCAGATCTCATTCTTGATATTGCACCACCATTTTTATTTGCAAATCCGTATGGTCCATATATTGGATTCCCATCATATGCCCATCCAATTATTGGTGAATGATTTGTGGAAGAAACTTCAACATCATTTACTTTTATTAGGTCATTTTTACCATAAAGAGTTTTTCCACCAGAATCTTTAGAATACAAATTTTCTCTAAGTTTTCTTGGTGCATATAGATGACTGTATTCTAATCCATACTTAGAATTTGGATTGTAGAAAACAAATCCATCATCAGTGCTAATTTTGTTTAAATATCTTGCAAAAAGATTTATTGTCCAAGATTTTAATTGAGATTTGAGTTCTGCTCCAACTCCAGCAGAAGAAACGACAATGGAAGTATTATTTTGATCATATCCTGCACCACTTTCAATAATCTTGACAGATTTAATTTGTCCATTTTCTATAATAGATGTCAAAACAGCACCAATTCCATTACCATTAGTTAAAATATTGAGATTTGGTGGAGAACTATAATCTTTTCCTGGATTATTTACTAAAACCTCAACAATTTTTCCAGCATTGATGATTGGAATAAGTTGAGCATCTGAACCGCTGCTGAGTGTTACGTTTGGATCTCTACTAAAATTAACGATTTCCGAAGATCCATATCCGACACCATTATTTTCTATATGGATTGAAGTAACTTCTCCTCTAAAAATTGGTTGAACCTGTGCTTTGAAGATTGAAGATACGCCAATATTTCCAACAACTTCTACTGATATCTGTGGATAATTGAAATTATGAATACCAGATCCAGTAGACGTAAAATCAATATACTGATTTGTTTTGTAATAAAAATCTTGATTGTCAGTACCAATACCAACCAAAGATAGTCTGAAATTATTTTCGTCTACTTTTGTTAGATAATAATTAGTATTGCTTACTAATCCACCAATTGGGGATCCAGTTGCAGAGTATCTAACAATTTCTCCAGACTGATAATCATGATTTTTTATTGTAATGTAACTCAAAGAAGTGCTTACTCCCGAAGAAGTTGCAGTTCTCTTTTTATTTTGATAGTTAGAACCCTCACTTTCAATATTAATTGACGATATTACTGATTTCTTATTATAAGATTCTAATAAATGATTCCCGATACCAAACGATGTCAACGCGACTGTGTTTACGCCAACTAAAGAGTCATCAAAAGTTTTATACAATTTAACTGTGTATAAGTCTTGGACTGAAACGTAATATGTAGAATTAGTTGTAATTCCACCAACAGATTTCTGAGCATTAGTTCTGTAGATTACTCTCTCAGTATTTCTAAACTTATGGAAAGTTGAAAACCCAATGGTATTATTTGTTATGCTTACAAATGCCGATTTGGACTCAGCATTAAATGATACTTGGTGGTCAATTAACTTCATAGAAGCGTTTGCTTTGGCACCAATACCATTGCCACCTGTAATGTTAATTTTGGGAGTATCTATGTAATCAAATCCTGGATCAATAATCCTAATCTCTTGCAATGATCCATTGATTGTGCAATATCCAGTTGCTCCAGTTCCAACAGAATCCGTAATTATCAGAGATGGTGGATTTATGATATCATAACCAGAACCAGAATTTACAACATCAATATTTTCTACGGATCCGTAGAAAATTTTGTCTTTTGACTTATAATTTAAAATCTCAACTCCATTCACCAAAATACCTACTGGACCTGGTGCAGTTTGATATTCTTTTCCATCATCAATTGGAGTATTAACTTCCCTTAAAATCTTTTGAGATTCTAATTTCCTTGAATGAAATTCGAAATCTTCAAATTTACTACCAGTAACAGTAACAGGACTGGTAAGATTTATGAAAATTGAATTATAAATGTTTGCTCTACTTTTAGCGATTTGCACACTACTTTGGTTAACTCTCTTAATAAAGTATAATCCCTCAGTAAATAGAGATCCTTGAGATGGAGTGTAGTAAACAGAATCTCCCGTGTAAAATCCATGATCTTCGCCAGAAGTTATAGTAAATATGTCGCCAGAAAATGTTCCAGAAAAAACTACAGTTCTATCAAAAGCATTTAGTGGTTGATTATTGTAAGATGGTAAAGATGAAGATGCTATTAAAGTTTTATTATCAATCTTATATACATTTTGGACATTTGTAATTTGATTTGTGAGATCAGAATATTTTTGAGAATTTACTTTAAGTAAATTTCTTTGAATTGAATATGATCTGTTTAAATCTAAAATTCCTTGTCCTGTTATTTCTATAATACTATCAGACAATACGTTACTGACCAAAGAGATCGCACTTGTTCCGTCATTTGACAGTAATCTTATACTATCACCAACTCTTAGATTGTGCGCAATCTTCGTAGTCAGATTGTAAGTATTGGAGATAATATCAATCAAAGATAGTGATAGAACATCAACGCCAGAAGAAATATTAAAAATCCAATTATTTGAAACTACTTCATCGGATGGATTTACTCCAAGAGTTTTTATTATACCAGTGTCCCCAATACTATGATAATAAGTATTGGCAGTCAGGTCTACACTCTTGAGAACAGAAGTAATTCTTACCCTAATAGTCTCATTATTATTTTTATTTGATAATCCATAAGCATAGACATCCAACCAAATGTCAGTGCCATCTAAAATTGTTTTTGAAATATTTTGGCACCCAAAAAATTGATTCAAACTCTTAGAAGAGTATGAAATTGTACCAGTAGTTCCATCACTATAAACTACTGATAAATCTCCAGTTAATGGAAATCCTACAGTTGAGTCTACGTCTATAGTATTTGCACCAGAAAGAACCCTACCAATAACCTTTGTTTTGGGATGAATTGGAAAATTACCATATAGAGATCCATCAACACTAATATCTCTATTGTATCCTGCATCAAAACTTAATTTATAATATGTTTTATCTGATTTTGCAAAAATCTTTTCAACCCTGGATATTGAAGCATATCCTTTTGGAATATCGCCATAAGAATCTTGTCTTAATGTTGATCTCTCTAGTTCATATGGATCGCCAGAAATACTTTCAACAACCAGATCATTGGTTATTTCATAATGGGAATCTGATGGTTTTGATAAGTAATCTTGTGGTTTGATGATCTTAACATCTTCGCCATATAAAACCTTAAATAAAATCTTAAATGATAGATCAGTTCCTCTAGTCGAATAAAAATCTTTAGACTGTTTAAGGAACAAATATTTGTCCAAACCACTATAAAACTCTCTGTTTTCAAATCCAGGAGTTAATTGATACTTGATTTTATTAAAAAATTCTTGCAGAAAAAGTGAACTCAAGTTGATGACTTTGGCATCTTTTTTATGATCAGCAGATTCTGTTGATTTGAAAACCAGTTCATCTGGTTTATTTTGATTATTATATGAAGTAACGCCGCTAAATCCTCTTACACAACCAGTAAAAGAAGTTGTAGTTTTATTTGTGTAGGTAATAACTTCGTCATCTATCTGCAACAATCCATATGAGTCTGGGAACCCAACAGTGCTTAATACGGTTATTGTTTCATCAAGGAAACTAATATCTGCAGCAAGAGACGTTGATTCTATGTTAGATTTTATGGTATCTAATTTTAGATACTGATCAACGTTTTGTACAAGATCAGTTGATGATCCCTGAAATTCTTGAGAAATATAATACTGTTTTAAAAACTCAGCAACTAAAGGAAACTCCTCCCTAACATAAGAAGGAAGTTGATTTTGGATAACGTTATTAAACTGAATTCTTTTTTCTGTCATTTTGTTATGATCTTACTAGGTTCCCGTTGCTGTAGCTTGAAGTTACGATATAGTTAGATGCCGAAGGATCGAGTCCCGAAGATATTTCGTCCGGAATCATTTCAAAAACACTCTTATTAATATCTAGTTGGAGATATAAATCCTGTAATCCAATTACGTCATTTGATTTTGGTATTGCAGATATCTCAATGATTGTTTGAGAATCTTTTATTTTTCCAGATAAAACATTTATTGGATTTAATGTTATGATACCTTTTTCATAATCAATTCTACCAATATTTCTTTTAACAATAGTTGCACTTGTAGAATTTGTACTTGGAACAGTGAACAAGAAAATAGATCCTGTTGTTCTATTTGTATCTGGAATATCTGACAAGTAAACTGGTTCTTGGAAGTCAGATACTCTGAATGCTGAAGATTTGATATTATAACCATCCATACTCTTAATATGAAAAGCATTACCAAATCCAATTTGATATTCTGCAAACGTATTTAAGGCAACTCTTAGATCTCTCCTGATTTGAATTTGTGTAATGTTAGAAGTTACTGATTCGTGAGTATCATCAATAATTTTCAGGAATTTGCTATATTTAAATCTGGCTCCATACCTATTTAATTCAGTTGATTCTGCGTACTTGTTTGCATTTGATTGAATTAATGTGGAAACATATGCCGAACTTGGGGCAAGATTGGTATTATAATAAATTTTAGAATCAACTTCTATGTAAAGATACTTGAGATCTAAAATTTCTGGAACAATTCCTGCAACAGCATACTTCTTAAGGTCCCTTTTTATATTCTCTTTGATTAAATTTGGCAAAAAGTCACCATTTCTTGGTTTAATACTGATGAATACTTTTCCATATTGTGGAGGAACCAATTCTTCGCCGCCAAAAACAGAGATAGATTCAGTTTCTGGATATATTTTCGCAGGAATTAGTGATTCGTAGTCATTTGCAGATAATGCTCTATTCTGTGAAGCATAGATTCTTGGAGCATATTTTTTAATAGACTCAACTGATTCAATATTCTCTCCACCTTGGGAGATAATCCCAGTTGATAAGAGTGATATGCCGGAAGTAACTGTATATTCCGTAGAATTTCTTGTATAAGTGAGTCTTCCTGAAAAACTAAACTGACTTATACCGTTACCACTATCTCCATTGGAAATAATATAATTTGCTTCAATGTAGTTATTATTTTCTAATTTTTTCCCAAATAAAACACCATCACCAAATATTAATTCATATCTCTCGTCTTCAATTTCTTGAATATAATAGACTCTAGAGTTTTGATTTACTTCAAACACACTATCCTGAAGAGCATACTTTGTAGATGCTGTTGCTGTTATACTACTTTTAACACTGACGGATATTAGATCTGTATCTATACCCGAGTTTGGTAAAATAAATCTTTGATTTGGATTATTTGAATTATATGTAAAATTAGTACTCAGCAGTACTCCCTCATAAATTTTAATATCATTGAAGGATGCGACGTTATCAACTACTGGTACAGTAATATCGTCTAATATTGAGAATATAAAAGACTGATTTCCAAAAGAACCAGATGTTGCTGCTATTGGTCCTTTCTTCAATGTCAATGATGATGGAACTGGCGTGATGTTTGAGGTATCAACAAAAAAACTTACAGTTGCAGTAGATGCTTTTCTTGACCTTGGAACATATCCTATATTTCTAGCAAGGGCAACGATGTTTTCTCTAAGCGTTGCACTGTCAATAAACACCTCATTTGCAACCATGTTTGCATTATATGAGGTGATGTAGGTATTGTATGCCAAAACATCAAGAATTGTTGAAAGATTAGATCCTTCAAAATCATAATCAGTAAAATTTGAGTTTGATCTCAGATAATCTCTAAGACTTGTTTTAATCTGGTCAAAATCCAGATTTGAAAAATTTACTAACGGCATTTACCTAGTAGGTTGCAGAACGAACTGTAATTGTTGCGCTGGAACATCTATACCAACTACTCTATAAACTATAATTACATCAAAAGAATTATTATCAAAATCTGGATTTACTTGAACATCCACTAATGAAACTCTTGGTTCATAATTACGAATTGAATTTTCAATTTCATCCTTTATAACAATAGCCGAAGCAGAATCTAAGTTCTCAAAAAGTGAACGACTGATTCTGGAACCGAAATTTTCATTAAAAAATTTCTCACCCGGTAAAGTAAACACAATATTACGAATAGAACGAGCAATTGCGTTTTCATTTTTAAGGGCAATCAGGTCATTTGTCAGAGGATTACTCTGAAATGACATACTAATATCTTTAAATCCCTGACTTACCCTTTGTAAAGGCATTGATTATGACAATTCTATCTTATTTATTAGGGATTTTTTGATTCATACAGTGGTTCAGTGCCATATTCCCAATCATCATAGTCTTCATCATTTCGAATTTTTGAGTGAATTTCATTTTGGTGGTGAAAATCATGTTTTTTGGGATTTAAATCATCGTTTGCGATTTCTCTAAGTAGTTTTTGATCCATTTTGTGCTCCTGATTCGTCAAAATCAGAACTTTTTACGGGGTTGCTATCCCGAATATTTGTTACTTCGTACATAAAATCGTCAGAAGTCTCAATTTTGCGACGATTTTCGACTGAGTATTCGGTCAAATCGATTTCATAACCTGGATTTTTAGTAATTCTATTCTTAGTCCATGCATCATCATACCATAATATTTTATTATTTGGATATGCATAAAAATTTCCGTTGTCCATCTTGAAAAAATGAGCACATTTATGCTCTGGAGTCTCACTAAAGTTAGTATTCAGAGTAGATTTTGACTCCCATGACCAATCAAGAGTGAACATATAGGTTCCTTCATTCTTTTCTCCACGATAATTGATTAATTCAGCACGTAAGTTAGCAAGTCTTGAACGAACTTGAACATCGATATAAGGAGAAAAGCAATCCCACCACATACACTCTTCTAATTCGTGTACTGGTGCATCGGGTTTCCAACAGAATGCATGAATAGGTCTACGAGTCCAGTTCACCCCGTTCTCCAGAAACGCTTCAAAGAGGGGTACGTGCTTCTCTAAGGATGCTACAGAGTGTACATCACATAAAGTCACCTCCCCATGACCTTTTTTATGGTTGAAAAGAAATTCATTACGAATATAACAAGTAATCGTTGGAAGATTATGATTTAAATATGCCATAAGTTGATAATAAAAAAGCAGGGAATTACCCCTGCCTTATCTATATTATTTTCCTTGACCTCGATACCTTTTCTTACGTCCATTACGAGAGGTTGCACTTAGCAATGTACGAGCAGAACGGCCCTGTCGTGTCTTCTTAGGTGCTCCAGGTTCAAAAATAGTTTTATTAGATCCGCCGCCTTTAGCCATTAGATTTCCTCCATTTCAATTAAATTAGGATCAATGTCTTCTCCCGAGAAATAACGCTCTGAGAGATCTTGAAGAATCTCAGCACAGTCTTCTGCACTGAGATCTTTATAAATTGTACGACCTTTATATAAAAGATTGTATGTTTTTTCCATTAGATAATACGAGTCTTTTCGTGTCCAACCCGAATACGAGGATCGCACCAAATCTTAAGTCCTTTATCAATTGCATCAAGACAGAAAGAAACATCTTCTCCACACATATCTTGTACTGCACCAGATTCAAAGACTTGCATCTTAGGGGCAAACCAAGGATATTCGAGATTCTCAAAAACACCTTTCTTAATCAAAACCCACCCAAAACCCGTGTAGTCTACAGTGAACGGCTTACGACGCTTGCTGATTGATTCTACAGTTTCATGATTCATCACTCCGCCATTCTTACGGAAGTCATCTTCTTCTAACCAGTGTGCGACAGAGGTTGTGTGACCATCCTCAGTTGCGTACCAACCTGCGACAATTTCACGCTCCTCTCCTTCCTCTGAGAGTGCAACATCGCAAAGTTGCCAGAATTTGTTAGAATCAAAAACAATATCACTATCAATCCAAAGTTGATAATCATATTCGAGTTTTCCATCCCAAGGAACCTGGTTAGGTCCACGAAGAACATTTGCA